ATTTATATAGATGAATAATAGCTTCGCAATCTGAATTAGTTTGTGGAATAATATTTAATTCTTCATATATTTTTTTGTAATTATAAATTTCTCCATTACAAATTAGATATATATTATCAATAACAATTGGTTGGTTAGAAATTGTATCTAGTCCATTAATAGCTAGACGATGAAATCCAAAAATAAGATTATTTAATTTTGTAATTGATGAATTATCTGGACCTCGATGCTTTCCTTTATTAAAACTATCTTCAATAATTTTATTAGTAATAACATTTGCTGGTGTTAACGAATTATTTAAAAATCCAAATATTCCACACATATATATATATATTAATATATTAACAAAATTATATCTTTAAGACGATTTATTATAATAGTATAAAATATATATGAGTGAAAGAAGAACAAATTTTTTATGTAATTTAGAGAGAACTGAAGAACTCAATGAAAGAATATTTGATAGAAATAGACCTATAACATATTTTAATCCTGTATTTGAACAACGCTCACAGAGCACAAAATATCAAAAATATCCGATAACAAAACCAATTGAAAATGATATTATTAAAATGGGATATAAAACAAAATGGAGTGAATTTGCTTCAAACGTAAATAGTGAAAGTGTATTAAGAAATCAATTATATCCGAGATCAAATTCATCATCAAGTCAATTTATTCCATCTTCATCGAGTGATTTATATAATAGACAACCTATTGAAAAACAAAATGAGATACAACCATTTCCATATTTATTTGAACAAAGTAAATTTAATAATACAGAATTAGGAGATTTAGGAAAATTAGGAAGAGATAATCTTTATAATCATACTAGACAACAATTGAAAAATATGTAATTATTATTTTAATAGTTATAAATAATAATTAAAATTAATAATAAATATTATGAGTTCTGAAAAATATATAGAAAATGTAACAATCCAGTATTTATTAAATCCTAATTTACAAAATCAAATAATTAAAAATAATACTATTTTGAGTAAAGATTTTAATGACGATGTTAAATTTTATAAAAAAAGAATAAGTCAATATGTAAAAGATATATGTAAAGATATAAATAGTGAAACATTTGAAATTAGCACAAATGATAAAACAAAACTAGCTTGTATAAATTTTATAAAAAATTTAATAGAAGATTATAAATTTAATGATACAAAAGATATTTTACAAGAAGATTATGAAGAATATAATATAACTAATAATTATGATATATCCAATAACATAGATAATAATGAATTAGATAGTAATCATGATATTGATAATATTTTATTAAAAGAAAAAAAAAAAACAATAAGTCTAGATAATTTTGTAAAAGTTAAAAATGTTAGTAAGAGAGAAATATTACCAAATAAAAGAGAAGCTAATTTACAAGAACCACACCTTAGATATAAAGGAGTAAAAAAGAAAAATATAGATAATATATAAATGGGGCAAACTGTTAGAAATAATAAAACAAATAAAAAGGTAATTAAGAAAAGAAATAATAAAATAAAAACAAAAAAAAAATTTAGAAAATTAAATTGTAGTGCTAACAAAGAAAAACATTTTACTTGTTATAGTAAAAATTCATTAGAGAAAATAAAAAAAATGTGGAATAAGCGTCACCCAGATAAAGAAATACATACAAATGATACTAGAGAAATATGGGAAAAGTTAAAAAATAATTTAAAAGAAGTATGTTCTACGGAAAGATGTTGGATAAAGCAAAAATTTATGGAAAATGAGTTAGATAGTGAATTATTAAATAATACACACGCACCATATGCTCCAAAAAGTTGGAAAGAAAATCCAAATGAGTGGTTAACAAGTAATGATATAGAAAAAGTAATGAAGCAATATGAAATAGATTATCCAAATTTTATATTTATAGGTCCATCACCGATTGATTTTGATAAAAAATTAATGTTTGGTGAATGTGTTTGGAATGAGTTATGTAACTTAAATATAATAAAATTATTGAAAGAAGGAAAAAATAAAATAGGCATAATTTTTAATACAGATCCTCATAATAAATCAGGAGCACATTGGATAAGTTTATTTATAGATATAAAAAGAAAATTTATATTTTATTTTGATAGCAATGGAGATAAGGTGCCAAAGGAGATAATGATTTTAATAGAAAGAATAGAAAAGCAAGGAACTGAATTAAATATAGATTTTACTACATATTTTAATAGAAAAGAACATCAATATTCTAATACTGAATGTGGAATGTATTCTTTATATTTTTTAAATCAAATGATAACAATAAATAAAACACCGAGAGAATTTAATACTAAAAGAATACCAGATAAAGATGTAGAAGAATTAAGAAAAATATATTTTAATTAGTAATAAATATAAATATATTATATGATTTTTAATATATTTATATGAGTGATTTTTCAAGTAATGAAAATAAAGGAATGATGTGGCAATTATTATATGAACAGGGTGCGTTTAATAATATTAGCAATACATATATTAATAATATAAAAGGAGATTTTGATAAAATTGTAAATGTAATTAGCACAAAAACAGAGTTAGACTTGACTAATAAAAATAAATTACTTTTAACAGAAATAGTTAAATATTTAGAGCAATATAAGGAAAATTCTACACATATAACTAGACCATTAGAAGAAGTTCAAATAAAAATGGATAAAGAATTAAAAGAAAAAGAAAAGGAATTTATTGAATTAATAAAACGTCCTTCACCTGCAGAAATAGATTTTACAGAAAAAATAGACGAACCTTTAAAAGAAACTAGTATAAATTCAATGTTAAATAAAATGATTGCGGAGAGAGAAATAGAAATAAATAATATTATTCCGCCTCCACCAGAAAAAAAAGAAATAAATAATAAAAAAAATAG